AGGAAGAACTTCCTGCCACATCAAAGATTAAGAGATGCAGTCAAAATAATCTCCAAAGAACATAACCCAGTTGCAGACTGGATAGACTCTAAAGAATGGGATGGCAAAGAGAGAATTACAGACTTCTGCAACTCCATCACCAGTGTAGATGAGGAACTTAAGCACATGCTCATGAAGAAATGGTTACTTTCATGTGTGGCATGTGTGTATGAGCCTGATGGTGTCAGTCTTGAGGGATGCTTGGTCTTACAAGGCAAGCAGGGTACAGGAAAGACATTGTGGTTTAAGAGACTGGCTGACTTTAATCGAGGTTGGTTGCTAGAAGGTGCAACCCTTGATCCTAAAGATAAAGATAGTGTCAAAAAGTGTGTAAGCCACTGGATTGTAGAGCTAGGAGAACTAGAAGCTACCTTTAAGAAGGCAGACATCAACCAACTCAAAGCATTTATTACAGCAAGGTCTGATGAGATGAGGCTACCTTATGACAGGAGCTTTACTAACTATCAAAGAAGGACAGTGTTCTTTGCCTCAGTCAATGAGCCTGAGTTTTTGATGGATGGTAGTGGTAATAGAAGGTTTTGGTGTATTAAGGTCAAAGACATCAACCCACATCACAAGATAGACATGCAACAGATGTGGAAAGAGGTTAAGGAAAAGTATTATAGAGAGGGAGAGAAGAACTGGTATTTAAACAAGGAGGAGAGAGACATGTTGCAAGAGTCCAATGAAGGCTTCAGGACACAAGGTGCTGTAGAAGATTTGCTCTTGCATCATGTCGAGTTTGATGCCTTGGACTCAGAGAAGAAAGGCTGGCAACTTACACAGTTATTAAGAGCCATGGGTATTAGAAACCCAAGGAACATTGATTTCAAAGATGCATCAAGGGTGCTGACTGATAGGGGTATCATGCCTAGAAAGAGCAATGGCAAGAAGCTCTATGATGTAAGTCTGATTAATGTAGAAGAAGAGGAGGCATTTGAGTTTTAATGACAATAGACCTTAACGATTACAGGGTTGATCAGATAAAGAAAGAATTATGTCATGAGTGGTTAATTGATAAGCACTATGCAGGTAGGTTATGCATCATTACATATGCTTTTGGCATCATGGATGCAAACAATAAGCTAGAGGGTGTTATCACCTTTGGTTATCCACCCAATAAATCCTATAACAATGGTGAATGTTTGTTTCATAAGGCAAGGATTACAACACTAGAACTAAACAGGCTGGTTATAAACTCAACCATGCCTAAGAACACAGCCAGCTACTTTATTACAAGAGCCATCAAGATGTTGCCAAGACCTATGGCATTGGTGTCCTATGCTGATAGCAATTATAATCATCATGGTTATGTTTATCAGGCAACTAACTGGCTCTATACAGGAGAGAGCAACACTAAATATAGATATACCTTTGAAGATGGTTCTACTTTTGACATACATAGAGGCATTGATAAGAAAGGTAAGGTTGTAAGCAAAGAGAAGATCAAGCCAACACTTAGGTATATTTTTATTCATGCAGGCAAAAGACAGAGGCAAAAGTTAATAAAAGATATGAAATGGGAGCTTGTACCATACCCCAAAGGAGTGAATGTGAATTATGAATGTAAAGACATTGATGCTGTTGAAAGACAGAGGCAACTCTTTTAAGGGTAGGGTAGGGTATCTAATATGAGCAAACTTTATAATTTTATGAGAGTAAGGGTGATGCAAGAGAGAGCAGTCCCCTTTGCCATACCCTATCTTGAAAGTATTGATATAATAGGGTTTGTTGGCTATTTAGGGTATAGTATACCCTTTATATATAAAGATTTATATATAGTAGTATTAGGTAGGTATATATATTAGTATGGATTATTATATGTAAGTTATAAGTTATAGGAAGCTGTACACCACACCCTCTACCCTAAAATGATATGAAAGAAGATAAACCAAAAAAAGGCAGACCAAGAAAAAAGGCAATCAAACCATCACTGACTGATAAGCCAATGGTTTTTATGCCTGATGCAGAATATAACCTGACTGAGATGCAAACAGCATTTGTTTGGCATTATGTGAATGACAGTTGCACACAAACAGAAGCCGCTCGAAGAGCAGGGTTTGAGTTCCCAGCACAAGCCGCTTCTAAATTCTTAAATGGTAAGGACTTTCCTAATGTGGTTAAAGCTATCAAGGTTAGAAAAGATGAGCTTGCACATCAATATGCAATTACTCCTGAAAAGACAGCCAAGATGTTATGGAAGGTAAGTGAGGAAGCTTTCAAGAAAGGACAGTTCAATGCAAGTGTTTCAGCATTGAGAGAACTCAACGAACTGGCTGGGTTAAAGATCAAGAAGAGTGAGAATCTAAACATCAATGCTAACTTGGATAACCTATCAGCTAAGGATATAGAAGAACAACTCACTGCTATCTTTGGTGGCAATATCATTGATGCTGAGCCTGATGATATTTAAAACTAAGCTAAACAATTAAATCTACTTGTGAAACTAAGAGAGAGCCTTTTTTCTCTGCAAAAGCTCAAAAAATGGCAAAAAATCCAAAAAACACCTTAAATCAGTGACTTACAACACTTTTTTCTACTGGAAAGCTACAGCTTTTATGGTTGCTAACAAAAACATTGCTCAAGCACTGCTAACATTTGCTAAAAAACAGCCTGTACAAGCTCCAAATATGCCCTGTAACAAAAGGATTCCTTAGGTTTGGTAAAAAAAGGTCAAAAAAATCCAAAACCTCGACCCCTGCACCCCTATTTAGCCAACTGCCTGTGCAAGTGCAGTTGCAACTGAGTTATAAATATTCAGTAATCAATTTTGAAGATAAGTGTTAATTCCAATATAAATGTGTATAATGCAACTTATGAACATTGACAGACATGCACTAAGGGAAACCATGAGTGATGTAGGAGTTGGATTCTTGCTGGCTTTCCCAATATCACTAACAGTCCTGAATATTTGCAATTATTTTGATGCATCAGTCTTGGCTACCTCCATTGCCCAAACTTTTGTCTTTACTATTTTTGCTATAGTAAGAAAATATGCTATTAGGATTACATTCAAAAAAGCAGATGAAAACCAAAACCAATCTTGAATCCATCTACTTGGCTTGGTGGCTTTCTGATCTAGCCAACAAAAAGGCTGAGGCACTCATAAAAAAATACCAAAAAAAATAATTACACTTTTTTCTACATAAGTGTTGACATCCACACTTTTATCCTTATATTTGATAGTGTAAGTGACAATGCTTACATAAGACAAGAGGAGACTAAAAATCAAAATTCACTACATAAACTTTAAGTTAGCAAAATTTTTCTACCAAGAGTTTCACAGAACAAATGAACCACCAGTGGGTCATAAGGCAAGCTATGTTGGTTTGTTAGGTGATGACTGGCATTGTTTAGCTGATGTAGAACTAGATATTGAAGATTTACCACCTAGCTGGCTTGATGATTCTAATTATGATATTAGAGTTAGAGGTAATGATGCAGGCAATATATGTCTATATACAAGAGGACAGATAGTTGGCATATGTTCGATTGGCAGACCAGTAGCAAGATGGAAAGATTTGGCTGTGCATGAGATAACAAGAATCTGCTTTAACTTTCACCCACAATCAAATAAAGAGAAAAAATATTTCAGCAAGCTAATTCGAGAAGCCATCAAAGATTTTGCACAAAATCATTATGTATCTAAGTTTGTGACCTATATTCACGATTATCAAAAAGGCAGATATTTAGAGTATGCAGGTTTTAAGAAAGACAAGCATATAAAATATTCAAAAAACAGCAAAGGCTGGGGATCAAGAAAAAATAGATCATTCTCAGATTTAAGACCCAAGTATAGATTTGTTAAAAATAATACTTGCACTATATGTTAATAAGTCTTATAATGAACATATCTAAACATAAAAGGAGTAGATAAATGGAAATAGAAAAATGGAACAAGCTTACACAACCTCAGAAAATACAAAAATGGGAAAAGCTCACACAACTACAGAAATTGAGAATCAAACTCAATAACCCTGAGTTTAGTTTCAAAAAAGTGACCAACAGAAAAGAGGTCACACTAAAGCTAACAAGAAAGCAAGCAAGTGAGATTCATTATTGGTTGGATTTTGGAAGTGATGCCTTAAACCCTAACTCTTACCATGAAGATAAATCTGAAAATCAAAGCATGCAAATTAGAAAGAAGAGAGTTCATTCAATTCTTAAGATGCTTGATAAGTATTCAATCGATAATTCAGAAACATTGGAGATAGGCTAATGACAGAAGAAATTAGAGAAGAAACTAAAGAAGAAATGATCAACAGGCTCAAAGTAGAGCTTGGTGATTACCTTCATGAAACCTATGAAGTCCAATGTGTATTTCATGGCAAGATCACAGGAACCTTTAACAAGTTCCTTAATAGACCAAGTGGCTGTAAGCAATGCATCAAGCATGGCTTGAAGGCTTGGGATAAAGATTTTCACCAAGGCACCATTTGGCAAGCAATTCACAAACTCATTGCTGATAACAAGTTAGCAATCAAACAAGCAGAAGCAGAGGAGCTAGAAAATGCAAGGATTTAACAATCAACCCATGAGGGAGCTTACCCCAGCAGAGGATTATCTGCTAGATGAAAAAGGTGACAACTATGAGCATGGCTCAAGTTGGTCAGAAGATTACCCTGACCCAAGTAAGTATTGGAGTCATGGTTGGAGCCATGTTTATTACAACAGGAATGTTGCTTTTAGGCTTAAAGAAGAGAAGTGGCATGGCTTTTCTTCTATGATCATCAAACCAAATCACATTGAGATATTGGTCAACAAAACACCTTTTAGCAAACCTGAGCTTAAGCAAGCTTTGATTGAGATTTGGTTTGGCTCACTTGCACCCTTTGATGAGAACGAAAATTGCAGGCAGGCTCGAAATCAGCAGGCAAGAAATAGAAGGGCAAAGCTAAAAGGAGTAGAGCTATGATAAAACTAACAAGACTTCACAAAATTAAACATCCACAGGGTTGTTTTAACAACTATGTGCATGATTCAAGCAAATCACTTTATGGCTATAAGCAATACAGAATAAAAACACTATCTCTGAGTAAAGATTGGGAGGTCTATGATGGTGAGGTGCAAATAAGTCCCACTGGATTTGGCAGAAGTTTTAAAGATGCTAAGAAGTGGCTAGAAAATTATTTGGAAAAAGGAGAAAACAATGGACTTTAATGAGAAGAAAAAGAAAGTCACTGGCAATGTCAATGTTGTCTGTGGTGCTGACTTATGGCAAGACTTACATGAGTTGCATCAAGAGTTTGGCATCAACAAGTCTGACATACTCAATAACTTCATTCACCATCACTACAAAACCAAAGATGATTTTATGAAGGTGCTGGCTCCTATCATCAAGAATAGGTTGCAGAGGCAGATTGCAGAGCTTGAGAAGTTAGAGGGTAAGGTTGATTCAGTTCAGTCTGTGCCTCATCAAGCAAAGAAAGGTAAACAAATCATAAACTTTGTTAATAGAAAATATGTTGAACCTAAACAAGCAGTCAACAAGAATCAAGATTTTGGCACCATTGACAACCCTGTCTCATTGGAAAGATCAGCACACAAGTGTGAGTTTACAGATAAGTCTGTAAGCATGGTTCAAGGTGAGACTGACTCTTGGTTGCATGATACTAAGACCAAAGGTTTAGCCATTAGGTTTAAGAAATATGGTAAGAGTTATTACACTAGAGCTAGGAATACTGCCATTAGCAATACTACTCTTAGGATTAAAATAGGTGATACCAAGCTTATGACTTTAGCTGAGGCAAGGGATATACATGCCCAGCATTTGCATACCATTTATGCTGAAGGTAGGAATCCTAATAAAATAGTGCCTAAAAAATTGAAAGCTAAAAAGCCAATGCAAGAGGATAAAACCTCAAAGGCTGAAGAGGATAGTGCAGAGCTTTTAAACTTTGCTAACCTGAAAGCTTACACCATAGATGACATTCACATCTTGGGCAGACTCTTGGGTAACATAGACCCACTGCTCAATAATTGCATGACCAAGTTTCACAATGCTTTGTCTAAAGAAGCACACAAACAATGCTTGGATATGTTTAGAGATGGCATCACCATTGCTGAGTTGAGACAGAAATCTTTTAAGTTGCACACTCAATACAGAAATGACCCTGTGACTGTGGGTTATCAAATGCTTGTTTATAGACTAGCAAAAGCCATATATAATTTTGGCACCAAAGAAGAAAAGGAAGCATTTAATTTTTAACATGGGGGAAACTATGTCCAACACAGATATTATCAATGACTTAATCCA